ACTGGATGGTCTCGCGGCCTTTGGCCGTATCTCCTGATACTTCACTCGAGTATTATTACCCCCCGAGTTGTCTTTGAGATTTAATCTCTAGATAGCTATCGATAAGTACAGATGAGAAGAACTCATGTCTAGCAGTTTTACTGTTAGCAAAGAACTCCTTATTTGGAATTGTTGGTAAGTACTCTACGGACTCTATGGCATCCGGTTCTCCGGACCATACTTGTTCCAAGAGATTGGTTAGTCTTTCACCTTGGTGATTGATTACCCAAACTAAGGGATGTAATGATTCCGAGTGAGATAACCCAGTGAGACCCAGTGCCGTGGAATCATACTGCACTTCGTGGTCCTCAAATAACTTCTCAATGGGAATAGAATTCCCAAGGAGGTTATCGAGGTCCATTACTTTCTGCAAAATTTTCTCACATCGCTTAGTCTTTACAAGATTGTAAATACTAGCGGTGTCAACTCCGAGGCATGGTAACCTCTCAAACAAGTTGATTGGGCCTTGCAGGAGTCTTAGAGTAATTATTGCCGTCAGTAAATCCTGAACCCGAGAATTCGGGTGTTGGATCAAAATACGACTATGATTTTCCTTGTCATCCATCATTGACCTCTTATTAACTTCCGTAATGAGTTCATCTACATTTCGTAGACTGTTCTTATTAAGGAGGTTATAAGAAATCCCTGAGATTTCAACCCCTCTCCGAGCATGCCTTTTGGCAAACTCAATTTGGGAGTTGGTTGAATCACCAGTAACAGATTTCGATTTGTTTATGGGAATTCCCAGAAACTTCATCGTTTTCTGATATTGGTTGGCGACAGCAGGGTTCCATATAACCACATCATCTCCAAGTACTGCATATTCTCTAAAGGTTTTAAAACCTCTTTGAGAAGCACAGTGCTCGATGACAATGTGGTGCCACAATGCGAACGATCCCCAGGAAGATAGCAAGCCCAAAGGCTGACCTACCTTCCATTTAACAGGATCTCCGTACTTGTGGTGGAACTCTCTCTCACTTATAATATTGGACCAGTGTTCAGCGATCTCGGGACTAAATAGTTCTGAGATCATTATCGTCTGTACCTTTAATGGTATACGATCTGAAGCTCCCGATAGATCAAAACAGAAGGTTGGTTTACCTCTGGACTCAGTCAAGATTCGGCTAAATGCCTTTTCTTGATCGTAAGTTCCGTCGGTTTCCAACCTTCTGAGTATGTTCATTAGAACATCGTGTATTGGTCTAAGGGTAAACTGGGTCCAGTAATCTCCAAT